GAACACCTTGAGGTCACCGTCAGTTACGACGACGATGTACCGTTCGGATACGTCACGGTTGATCGGGTGCACGTGAGCAGACGACCAGTCAGCGGTCGTGACCTGTGCGATGTGCTGGAACGGAGGACGCTTGCGTAAGCCGTCCTGTACCGTGCCATACATGTTGACCTGTGCTTCCGCCTGCGATGGCTGACGCAACGTAGGGTTCTGTTGAGATACCCCGTTGTACAACGCCGGGATGTGGCGTGAGACGAGTGCGTCAACCATGAGAGTACTCCTTATACGTTACGTGCGCCTGTTGCGAGAAGCGTGAAGCGGGTAGAGCTAAGCTCTGGTGTGCCGAGTGCATAGGATGCAGTCAGGTCAGCAGCTACTCCGAGTCCCGAGCCGGTACCCTGATAGGTGACGGTCGTTGCTGCGAGTAGGTAGCAGTCATACTGTGCGACAGCAGAACCCTTCGCGGTTGCCAGAGCATTATCAGCTAAGTCATTCGTAGCAGCGGCTACACGAAGGACATCACCAACAGCCAGAGTTGCCTCACCGGCAATCAATGCGGCTACGTCGGCGTATTCGTCATTAGTGATCGTGTTGTCAACAACGTCGTAAGACGCATTGATCAGGGCCAGTGCTCTCGTGTTGAGTGCAGACAGGAAGGCGACGAAGTTTGCGGGGTTGTGCTTCTTGCGTGCGATTAGCACGGTGTAGTTCCAACCGATTTTGCCGAGTTCGGCGAGGCTGGAGGAAGTAATTGAAACGGACATGATTATCTCCGGTAAGGGTTGCGGTTACGATTAACAGCAACGGAGTACTTGTTCAAGTTGAACCGTTTCTGTCTTTTCTCGACGCGTCTGAACGTGGCGTATGCCTCGCTCTCGTCGTCTCGGGTGAATTGATGCAGGATAGCCGAAGCCATGATACCTGATTGGAACTTGCGGGCTGCCTTGGTGGCAACGTACTGTCGAGCGTGCTGTGGAATCTGCTCGAACTCGAACGCCCACACGATGTTAACCTTGACGGTCTGCGTGAACTCGTTGAATGCGTTCTTCACACGGTCGTATAGGAACATGCCAGCCGGTGACGTAGAGTCATAGCGTGGCACGTAGTCCTCACCGTACGTGGGGTCGATCTGAAGTGATGCAGCAGGTACCGCGATGCGGTCTGTGCCATCAACTGCCATCGAATAATCGTAGTCGGAGTTGAAGCTCCAACCTTGAGTCAACACCTCGCGCAACGCACTGTCCAGAGCAACAACTGCTTTGTTGACATCTTTAGGCAGCGTGCCCGACAGGGTGTTGACGGGGGATTGACCGATAGAAGCGAGCATGAGGTTCACTGCATCGAGCTTCGTTTGTGCTACTGTTGGTGTAGTCATCAGTCATTCCTTGAAAAAATGGAGCGGTCATTTCGGACCACTCCGGGGATAGTTTATGACTAAGCGATGAAATCGCCGTCAGTTTCGCCGTCAGCATCGAACAGCTTGTTGTAGCCGCAGTACTCAACAGAGTCTGCACCGTCAACGCAGTAGATGTCACCTGCTTCGACAGCTGCGCCACGCGAGCTTTTAGCGTCTTTGGTTGTACCGAGTGCGTTGTCGGTCAAGTCGAACGTAGCGACAGTCATCTTAACAATCGCGCCGTCAAAGATTTCAGCATTGGCAGTGATCCATTCGGATACGCCAGCGTCATCAGAGTCAGCTGTGATCGTTGAGTCAACAACTACGAACATTGCGTTCAACTTCTCGGCAACCGTAACCAAAGCCGCCACGCCTTCGCGTGCGCCGATCTTGGTTTTGTCTTCGGCGAACTGGGCGTAAATCAACTCCAGTGCATCTTTGACAAGGTTGGGTTTGGCAAGTGCCATGATAGTTCCTTAATTTGTGAAAGGTTAGAGAACGGTTTAGCTTACGCCAAACTGCTGCTCGGCATTGTACGTTGAGTCAGACTTCTGAGTCAGAGCGCCATAGCCGGTAGCACCATCGTTAACTCGCAACTCGATACGAGCAAGCAGCTTACGCCACAGTGCTGTATCTTCGCGGTTCCCGATGAACTTAAAGTTCTCGTCAAGAACATTCTCGATGACACCGATTGCCGTTTCCACGGTTGTATCCACGGGGTAAGCCATGATAGTTTCCTTTGATAAAAGGTGAAGGTAGCTCCCCCGAAGGGGAGTACCAGAATTGCTTTAAGATCAAGCCTCTTACGAGGTGATGACCTCAACGGCAGCCTTGTTGATCAACGGACCATGACCCACAGCGATCTTACCAAGCATGAGCGTACCCTGCCTGCGACCGTCGTAGATTTCCTCGGTAGCGAGACCCATCAGCTGCACTGTGGCAGCGGCGCGGGAAACGAAGATGAGGGCAGTCGTGTTTGCCATGTTCAGACGGTACGGAGCGGGGATGCTCGTGTCCGAAGAACTGTCAACGAACGGCATTGCGTTGGAACGTGAGACGTTAACGCCACCGATCATGCTGAAGGAACCCTTGCTGTACGAACCGTCACCGTCAACATCCCGGTTCAGGACCAGAGTTGCTTCTTGTGCCAGCAAGTACCACTGAGCAGGCTTCAGGACACATTGAACCGGAACGGCTTCAACGGGAACATCGGCTTCTTCCATCGTCTGCTTGCCGGTCCAGATGGAGCCAGCCAGAGATGTTGCTGAACTGTCGGAGTCAGCATCAGTGATCTGCGAACCGCCAGTATCAGCGGAGAACAGTGCGTCGCCACGTGCAGCACGGGCGATGTTACGAGCGACGTTCTTGTCATACACGAGCGCCAGCGCAAGGCCGAGTTCCGTGCTGTACGGTGAACGTACGTCGTAGTGGTTCATTGCTTCATCAATGTTTGCGATGAAGGTGTCAGCGATAAGCTGGTCGTCGATTGAAATTTCGACTTCGTTGTGCTGAATGGCAGTACCAGTCAGTTCAACACCGGGCGTATGGTACGAAGCGGATGCTTTGTAGATAGCCGGGAAGGAGGCGCTCTTGCCAGATGCGATTGTCTTCTGCTCAGTCAGAGGCTTCAAGATAACAGTCGTCTCGAATGCCGTCAGAACTTCGCCAGCGAAAACTTTCTCGAACGTGGCGCGTACGTCTCCTGCGCCTTGGACTTGACCAAGACGTGAAGGTGTTGCGTTAGCCATGAGGAATAATCCTTAGGAGGTAGGGTTGGAGGGAGGGTGTGTTGCTCACTTTGCTACCTGCTCAGATTATCCCCATCAGGGAGTCATTGCGTCGCTTGTGAAGCGGTACTTTTCGTTGTCGCGGTAATTAGTCGGGACAACTGAAATGGTGGACCCGCCACGAGTGAACTCGCAGGTAAGGCCCATAGAATAGGGTGCCTCGCCGCTATCAAGCAAGCGAGGACTTTGGGTGTCTGTGGAGGAGAGGACACAGACGGAGGGTTCTTTACAGGTTCGGCGAGCGGCTGATCTTACCGGCGACTTCCTTGCGGAAGGCGGCATCAGTCTTGTACCGATTGCTGCTCATGTCCTTCATCATCTCTCGTGAGGATTTGTATGAGCCACCTGTTGTGGAATCGTTTGCGTTTCCACGAATCGTGTCCGGTTCAATGTCAGCTTCAGCGACGTATCTGGCAGCGAGTGCCTCCGCGCCTTTCGCGACGATTGCCGGGTTCTTACTTGTTAGCTGTATATCAATGGTCTTGATCTCAGCTTCGTCCATGTTCTCAGCGGCCCAGTTGGCAGCCCTGTCGTAGCCTTCTACGCCCTCGAACGGGGCATAGGCAGCTTCTTGCAGGTTACTAACTATTGCTTTCTGGCCGTTGATGTAGTCAGTGACCATGTCTTTCGACAGGCCGACAGCTTCGAGCGCAGTAAATGTTTCGGCTGTGAGTTCGCCCTTCTCGGCATACTCAGCAGACGCATCAGCGACAGCTTTGCCTTGACCTTCGGCTGGCTTGACGTAACCTTCCTCGCCTTCCTTCGGCTCGGGGTCACCTTCAGGCTTCTTGCCATCACGCAGCTTGCTGATCTCGGCTTGTCCATCAGCCTGAGACTTCAGTAGCGCCTCGGTGTTTACGACACCCTTCTCAGCATCCCAGAATTGCTCTGGAATGTCATCAGGACGTGGCGTAATGTCACCAGTCGGCGCAACGTAGCCTTCTTCGCCTTCCTTCGGCGCAGGCTCTTGGTTGAGCATCTTGTCAACGTGCCCCGGAGGACTACCGTCGTCAATCTTGCTTGTGTCTATGATTGTGTCAGGCATGACTTACCCCTTGCCAGTTTTTGGCTTAGCCGGGGTACGAGCAGGCTTCTTCTCAAGGTTCTCAGTGATCTCTGCTTCAGCAGCAGCGACGACTTCGGCTTTGAGTTCGCCCTTCTCGTCATCCCACAGTTCAGCGGGAACACCCTTCGGTGCTGGCGTTTTGGCGTTCGGGTAATCTTTGGCGAACAACTTCGTTGTCACCTTGACACCATCGTCATACGTCTTGACGCGGACAGTTTGACCATCAGGCTGCACGATATTCTCGGTGCCCACAACCTTTCGCTTCTTCGGCTTCAAGCCTTGAGCGAACTGCGGTGGTTCATCGTTGATCGTCGCTGCTGGACGGGCTGAGTCGGTAGAATCAATTCGCGTTTCGCGCTTGAGACTGCCTTGGATTACGTCTTCGTATGGCATTGTACTTCTCTCCTCGGTTTAGGTTAAGAATCAGATGTAGCAGCGGCAACTGTGCCTGCTGCGGCAGCACCCGCGATGGGTCCGACCGCTTTGTCCATCATGTTGGCTTGCGCCTGCATGGCAGCTTCTTGCTGTTTCTGTTCTGGGGTCTTCTTCAGTGCATCCACATCAACATTGTGATGGGTTGCGAGCCTGTCAGCTACGGCAGCTGGGTCAAACTCCTGCATGAAGGTCTCACCATACATGGCGGTACCATCTGCAAAGTATTGACGCAGCTTGTTCAGTTCGTGTCCACGTCCGAGCGCCTCGAATCCGGTAACGATAACAGGATTGATGGTGCCTTGCGGAAGCACGGGGAACATGCCCTTAGCTTTGAGTCTTTCGATCAAACGGCGTACTACCTTCTGTTGCAGTTCTGCCGCGAGGACGGTGTAAACACCGCCGAGTACATCTTCAAGTTCCTGAGCCTGCATCCTAATTTCTTCAGCAGTTACACGCTCGGCATTCCGAACGGTACCTGTCGTCAACAGGAAGGCGTGACTCAGTCGAAGCGATAGATCGTCTATCTGCGACTTGACAACTTGAAAATCTTGGAACTTGTTGACTTGAAGTACACCGATGTCCTCGATGTTACCTTCAACGAACTCACCGGACTCAGCCTCTTGCAGTGCTTCGAGGTCGGTGGTTGAATTGGGACGGTCCAGAAATAAGACCTTGGCTGCGGCAGCTGAGAAAGAAACGATGTCTTTCGAGAGGTCTTCGAGCGAGCGCAGGTCACCGAGATATTCTTCACAGTGTCCACGTCCGTAGTTCTCGTTCTCAAGTGCAGCCCACCGGAGTGGGATGTACGGGCAGTTGTCGTAGTCGGACCTGCCGTCAGAACCGGGAACTTTGTTCTCGTCGATCTCTTGGTACCATACAGCCTTGTTGCCTTCCTTTCTTACGTGGGTGTAGATGGTGACATCTTCGTCATCATCATTGTCACTCGCTACGAGGACTCCCTTTGCATCGTCAGGTAGGGTGTACTTGGAAACCTTCTCTTGTGCTACAATCTCAAACCAGTTGCCCGATGCGTCGCGAACGACCACATAGTTTTGCAACCGGAAGACGCGGGAACTCTCGACCTTCGGCATGTGCAGTAGCACGTTACCGACGACGATGAGCTGCTTGATGGCAGCGTGGAGGATGACAGCATCGGAACCCTGTTCGAGTTCATTCAGTGCATCGTTCTCCAGTTCCTGCATCACGCCTTCAATCTGATCGGCGACATCGGGGTCATCTTGTGCGATGATTTCGAGTGTCTCGTTGGCGATCTGAAAGCGGAAGAAGGGCTGACCCGGAGGGAACAGCGAGAGCCGCAGCTTGGAGGCGAGGTTGTTCACGCCACGCGAGCCAAGGCTCTGGTATGGGGTTGACAGAGAGGTGTTCTCATCAGCACCCTCGGGCGGCATTAGCGCCGGGATGGTGATGTCAGCACAATCTCGTCCACGTTGAAGGACTTGGTCGCGCTTCGAGTTCAGCGTTGTGAACCGTTCCTTAGCAGTAGACATGTTGGCTCCTTAGCGTCTCTGTACGTTGACGTCACGGTCGCGACCACGAGGTGTGATCGGACGAGGCATGGGATTGACAGGTGCAGGGGTAGCACCGGCTGGAGCCACGCTTGCAGGTACGAGCGAGTCGCCGGGTTGTCGCCCACCGATAGCTTGAACACCTGCTGGGATTCGCAGTGAGCTGCGCCCAGTTTTCAGGGACTTGACTGCCTGTGCATCACCGACAACCTCATCCAAGTACCGATTCCTGAGGAATTGGGGCTTCTTTGGTTCTTTGGGAGCAGGCGGCTTTGGTGCTTTGCACATGGTAGCTCCTAAAAGGTGGTTGAGGGCATACGGTCCAGTCTGGTCCGCAGCTCAGTGATGAGGTCCACCTTGCCAGCGTAACGCTCATGGTCTCGCTCGGTCTCGTCAGGTTGACGGCACCGTGCCGGATATTGTTCTTCCAGTTGGACCAAAAGCGACTCAGAGTCGGTCGGTATTGCGCGCATTGCGGTTCTCCGAGTTTGACATTGTATGGGGGGTAGTCTCTTGGGGGTTGTACCCGTCTGAATCAAGCACTTACGCACGAAAAAAAGCCCCTCCCTAACGAGTTCCGTCGAGGGTGAGGCTTGTGGGGATGCCGCTCGTGTGCCTGAGCGATCCCCCGGCACGTGTCCTACCAGTACAGGCAGGTGGGGTTCCAAAGGCGGATGCCCTTGGTCTTGTAGTTGTAGTCTCCGTCTTGGAGGATGCGTGCCATGCGTGCCTGCATGATTGCACTCTCCTCGCCGAGTCCCTTGCTGGCGTATGCCATCAAGACCAAGTCCCAGAGTTCCTCCGGGGTCGTCGCCTCCAGTATGGAATCTGCGTACTCGACGAAACGACCACCTTTGCCCACACCGGGACAGCCGGGGTACCCATCGGTCGGATCGCCCACCACTGTCTGCCACATGTGGAACCTCTTGGCGTCGAGACTGGAAATATCCAGAACACCGAGATCGGGGTGGTTGGGGTTGAATACGAGGGCGGGAATAGTACGCATATCTTTGTCTTCAGATACGATGATACGTTTGCCCTGAATGAAGCGATCACCCGACGTGGCCAAGATGCCCATGATGTCGTCGGCTTCGAGCCTCGGCCTACGGAATGACGTGTACTCATCTTCGAGGTACTCCTTGATCCACGCAAGCATCTGCGGAGGTATGGTGTCCTTCCGGTTGTGCTTGTACGTCGAGTTGAGTTGCTTGCGGAAGTTGACCTTCGAGTCAGACAGGCAGACCAACACACGGTCGGCCTTCAGCTTGTCTGCGTACCCGCCGATCAGCTCCTCCACATTGCGGATGCACCCGTCGTGATTGAGGTGGACGCTTGTACCCGTGTCACCCCAATCGTATTCCTTCTCGTTCACGATTGATGCCTTGTACGCCACGATGTCGGCGTCGATCAGAATTGTAGTGTGCATACCTACTTCCCTCCGAAGCTGTATCCTATGGTCAGCATGTCCTGCCCCATGTTTGGGGGTGACGATCCCGCGTTGCTAAAGTGTCGTATGTTTGCAGACCATCGGTCAGTGAAATCGTACCGCACCAGCAGGGAGAACACGAACTTACTCCCCAGTGCACGGTTGGTTCCATTGACGTACCCTACGCCCAGCCCAAGGTTGAACTTGCCGGTCACATCTACATGACGCATAGCCTGAACAAACACGTTCTCCCTCAGGTAGAATGTATTGCCATCCCTGTCGGTGACCACCTGCTTGGTGATGTAGCCGACTCCGACGCTGTACCCATTGTCGAACTGCTCGTTCAACGTCAGTACCTGTCCGTCTGCGTACTCACCTGACAGGAACGTCGGGCCAATCTCTATGCTCACGTCTGCCTTTGCTTCCTTGCCGAACGCAAAGAGCAACAGGATCAGGAACGCTGCGATGATGGCGAGAGGCTTTACTACCTCCTCGATCTTCTGTAGCCAGTTCACTTGAGCATCCCCACGATGTCGGTCGTCTTGTTCATGTCACGACGCCACATGCGTATGCCGAATGTTGCGAGGTAAATCGTTGCGACCAGCACACGGTACCACAGAGGTGTCGTGTCAAGCGCAGCGAAGCCAGCGATGATGGTCGGCTGTGTCCACGGAACGAACACGAGGATCATCGGGATGCTGAGTACGATCAGTACCCACTCATCTTTCCAACCTGAGTTCGCAATGCTCTGCGACTCCCATGCTGCGTCACGTCCCTCACTGTTCTCT